GAACTCATGGAAGTCATCAAGATGGGGAATACTAATTGTTTTCCTTTACACATGGCTTCACTTTTGGAGAAAGCAAAGACCTTCTTCACATCGAAGGTCGTTATTTATACTACGAATCAGGAACGAGTCGGGGTTGAAAGTCTTGTGAGTGGAGATGCTGTTCGACGGCGATTCCACATTAATGCTGAAGTGGTCATTGCACCAGAGTTTCAAAAGAGGATTAATGGTAACTCGTATCTGGATTCAGATAAGGTTCGGAGAACTTGTGGAGCATCATCTACTGACCCTTATCGATTCTGGATTAAAGGAATGGATGGTCTCGTTGATTGGAGTCAGCACAAGAAGGTCGGAAGAGAGTATATACCATGGACTTATGAGGAATTCAAGGATCACGCTCAGCAAATTCTGTCGAGCCAACTTGAAAGTTCTGTGGAACGCCTTCGAGCTTTTGATGATTATGCTGCCAAGTTGGAAGCACAAGCGTTGTCGGGGGATGAAAACGATATGATCGAAGGACTTCACCAAAGTTGGGACAGGAAATTAAATGATCAAATGGACGTTCTTGGTATACTTATTGATGAAGTTTATGGAGAGAATGGTTGGAGAATCATTAGACAAGCGCTGGAAGAAGGTGACGAAAACACTCTCCTAAATCTGTTGGACAACTCTGTAATGGAAGAAGAAGCTGTGGCGATGACGCGTGACCTCAAGTCTGCTGGAATAGATATTCGAGAATCCTCGATGTACAAATGCTTGACGTGGTACTTTGTTGATCAGGCAAAGAACGAATCGTGGAAGGAGATCATGATGCGGCGTTTACATTTTGAGGAATTGCGCGAAATGGCTACCTCATGGAAAGAGAGAGTGAGCAATTGGATTAGGGAGAATCCAATGTTGTCTGCCGCCGTTGCTCTGTTACCCATGGTAGGAATGATGTTGATGTACATGGCTACTGGACGCAGTTCTGAGACTGAAGAGGAAATAGAGATTGCGTCATCGAGTGACGCCCGGACGCACAAGAAAGCTCGTACCGTTGAATTGGGAGGCTCTGGAGACAATGCCACTAAGCTTAAAACGAAGCGAGTGGAAATTGGATCATCAGGAGACGCCAAAACCAAGGCAAAGGGAAATCGTGTCGAAAGAACAGTGTCTCAGACTCAAGTCGTGGAGGAGAACGGAACGCTTGAATCGCAGGCTCAAGTGGACGCCAATAGTTTTGAACTTGCCAAGAAGGTTTTGAATAACGCGTACGGTGTGCGTCGACCAGGTGGCGAGATCTTGTTCCGCATAACTTTTCTAAAGGGCCGCACAGCACTTGCTATGGCCCACTGTGTACCTGTTCTCCACGGTGAACTTCAATTGGTCAACGCTATGAATCCGCAAGGATTAGTCGTTAACGCTGAAGATATTTCGGTCGTGGCAAATTCGGATTATGATCTAGCGCTTCTTCAATTCCCCAATCACATCAGGGATCATTCAGACATTTCCCCTCACATATGTGATTACCAGGAACTTTCAAAATTCCCTGACATGGGAGTGCAAGGAGCCATGATTTTGGCAGGCGATAAAGCTCAAATGATCAAGTATGCACATATCTACATGGATACGGACTTGCATTATGAGGATACATCACGCAATGCCAAATATCACTTGGTGAGAAGTTTTCGATACAAGATGGAAATGAAAAAGGGTGATTGTGGTTCGTTGCTGGTTGCAGTTAACGCCAACTTAAGAAAGAAAATCTTAGGCATTCATGTAGCTGGCCGAACAGGTCACCCTTATGGTCATGCGGCTCCAGTATGCGCCAGGACACTTAAAGAAATGCTCTCCCACCAGTCGCTGGATCGAGACGCACAAGTGAGTGTGGACCCGGTGGTCTTTGAAACTCAGGTTGGTGCTTTAATTGAGGGATCAAATTTTTCCATAATTGGGTCAACGCATGTGGATAAGTCATCTACCAGAACGACAATTAAACCTAGCGTGATCCAGGAATTTCTCCCCCCTCCCACCACTAAACCGTGTGGTTTGCGTGAGGGAATGAATGGCAATGGAGAATTGGTTGATCCTCTATTGAAGGGATTGGAAAAAGCTGGTAAAGCGACGCCTTTGATAGACAACAACATGTTGAAGGCCGCCATGAGTGATGTGAGAAAACTATATGGTGAGATGGAAGGAGATAGGCGACCGGCGACCATGAAAGAAGCAGTTGAAGGCATAGAAATGGATCCTTATGCTCCCCCGATCAAGCGGTCGACGAGTAGTGGGTATCCATACAAATACCAACATAAAGACATGAGCAAGAGAGCGCTCATTGATGATGACTACCAGCTTGACTCGACTTTCGAGAAAGAACTTTATGAGCAAGATGAAAGTTTGAGGAGAGGTAAGCGTATTCCGTGCGTTTTTATCGACACCCTCAAAGATGAACGGCGACCAATAGCGAAGGTAGACGCCATGAAAACGAGAGTCTTTGCAGCAGGGCCGGCAAACTTTACGATTCTGTTTCGCAGGTATTTTCTAACGTTTCTTGCTGCTTGTGCCCATTTTCGAATTGAAAATGAGAGCGCTGTTGGAACAAACGTGTATTCTCCAGATTGGGGATTGATTGCTCGGAAATTGAAACGGAAAGGACGAACTGTGGTCGCAGGAGATTTCTCAAATTTTGATGGAAGCTTGAACCCACAAATCTTGTGGAGCGTCTTTGATGTCATAGATGGCTGGTATGGTGAAGAAAATTCTTTAGAGAGACGAATGCTTTGGAGAGAGATCGTGTTCTCCATCCACTCGTGTCGAGGAGTTCTTTACCACTGGACACACTCACAACCTTCCGGATGCCCGGCGACTGCCATAGTGAACACCATATATAATTCCATTGCAGTGAGACTTGTTTGGTTGTTGGTGGTACCAAAGTCATGGAGGAATATGAAATCATTCAACGAGCATGTGAGCATGGTGGCATATGGAGATGACAATGTGATTAACATTAGCGATGAGGCATCCGAAATTTTTAACCAGCTCACAATCACAGAAGGTTTCGCACAAATTGGAATGACGTATACTGACGAAGCGAAAACTGGGGAAATCAAGCTGGGCAGAACACTGGAAGAAGTATCATTTCTAAAGCGAGAGTTCGTCCTGGACGGTTTCCACTGGAAGGCGCCACTTGATCTTAACACTGTTGATGAGATTCCGAAATGGATCCGCAATTCCCCATCAGACGAACAGGCAACAATAGACAACATTGAAAGCGCTCAGATGGAATGGGCTCTCCATGGAAAACAAATTTTTAATCAACGGAAGAAGATGATGGATGAAGCATGTAAGAAGGCTGGCATCAACAATCCAATGATGACATTTTGGGAAGTTGAAGAGAGTTTACTCCACCAGGCTGGTCTTGTAACAGCGAAAACCGAAATCTTGGAAGCTCAAATTGGTTTGGAACCAGTTATCATTGCGTCGCATTTCCTCGAAGGAGGACCGGTGGGTATGTGTTGTGACTGCTTGATGGCGATTCAACTCCAGAGAAACAAGATAACTAGACGAGGTGTGGTGCTGATTCAGATCTTGATGATGATTTGGTGTCTCGGACAATATTATCAGTGCACTTATACCCCGTTATCCCCATGGATGATCTATGAAGGTATAAACTTGAAACAACCTGACCGTTTAGGGGTCCTGGACAAATGGAGGAAGGTCCAAGACAGCAGAGCCCGATCTCGGTTGGAAGAGTGGAGGAGAAATCCTATTGCGAAATGTGTGCCACTTGAAATCCAGGCTATTTCGTCCTCCGTTTTTGAGGAGCAGTTTAACTCGACTGCCCTGGTTTACCAAAACCCACGAGTTGCGACGTCATTACAAAAAGATATAATTGAACAACAACAGATCACGACCTTTCGAGAAGAGTTGCCTGATTCCACTGCGCGAGTAGTGGCGAGAGATCCATCTAGCTTGGTGGGACTTCCATCAGAATCACTCGCTCATTCACTAGCTTCCATTCTTGGTAGGCCGGTTCAAGTGCACGCAGGTATTTTCCAAGATACGAGTATTGCTCCGACAGAATTGGATTTTCCAGAGGTTATGTATGCAACAGCACCTAATCTTGTGGACAAATTGAACTATTTCACCTTTTTGAGAGCCAAATTGAATGTAAAGTTGGTGTTTAACGCCACCCCGTTTCAACAAGGGAGATATTGGATGTGTTACAGTCCGTACGACACTCAGAGCAACCGAGGTCATACAGGATATGCCCAAAATCTTACTGGATATCCTGGTGTGGAGATTGACTTGGCTACTGGACAACCAGCAGAAATGTCGGTCCCCTTCATGTGTCCTATGTCCCATTTTCGGCTCACAGACGGTGAGGGGCGTTTCGGTAAGGTCATCATTGCGCCAATCGTCGAATTGCATTCCGGCGTAACTCCAGACACAGTTCCTTTCACGGTCTTTGCATGGTTTACAGATGTTGACCTTGTATTCCCAACAAAGGATGTGGTTGACACATTGGAAGCTCAAATGGGAGACGAAGAGGCCAAACATGCTGGTCCTTTGGAGGTTGTCTCGGGTGGAGTTGCAACAGTAGCAGAGATGGCATCAAAAGTTCCGATGCTCTCTGCAGTTGCCACACCAGTCGGATGGATTGCGCGTGCCGTGCAGGGAGTCTCCGCTATGCTTGGGCTTAATAAGGAAACAAGCAAGGCCGCTAGAACTCATATAGTGAATGAGCCTGGCCAAGGATATACACACGCAGATGGCTTGGATGATTCCACGGTGGTTGGGCTTCAACAAGACACTAGTCTTGCCACCAATTTTGATGTTTTTGGGCTAGAGAAAGATGAAATGGCAATCGAAAACATCAAATCAAAAATGTGTGCTGTACGGGGTGTGTCTCAGATACAATTAATCCCTTGGACAACAGCAGACTTGCCGCATTCACAGATATTTTCATGGCAGAACTCTCCATCGTGCTGTCAGGAAATTGGCATTGGCCTCATTGCACCCACTACCTTAAACTATCTGGCCTCGATGTTTCAATTCTGGAGAGGAGGAATCAAATATCGAGTCACAGTAGCAAAAACGGCGTTTCACACTGGAAGATTGCGCATCTCCTATGTCCCCGGTAAGAGCGGGGTTCCGTCGCCTGATACTAGTGAGGTGGAGTCATGTTACAACTGGATTTTGGATTTGTCTAAGACCAGTGACCTATCGTTTGAAGTGCCTTACGCCAACAACGTTCCGTGGTGCAAAATGGCCTTCTTCCAAGAAGGTGACGGTGGATGGAACAATGAAAATCGTACTGGTACGTTGATTTTCGAAGTTCTTACTCCACTTAAGGCCGCGAGCCCTGCTGTGAGTGATCAAGTCCAGTTGACACTGTGGCATGCAGGAGGAGAGGACATGGCGTTTGCAGTGCCTCAATTTGGCCAACTGTATCCGATTAACAATCCACCCTTGGAAGCACAGATTTTCAACGAAAGTGAGAATACAGGTAATGAGGGGGAGTCTTCATCTCAGAAAATGTGGAGCTCGCCTCCAATGGACATGATGTCACCGGAGGAGAATTGTATCGGTGACAAAGTTGTCAACTTACGAGCCATCATTAAGAGATTTGGTGAGGTTTTCCACGGGAAACAATTTCCGTATACTAATGCCTCGGGAAATCTGACAGCAATTTCAGGTCCTCTTAACCTGAACGACACTGTATTTCATTGGACAGGGGTGGAAATTGATCCTGCTTTCTTTGGTTCGAAGGATGTACAACTGGTCACTCCAGTGACAAAAACTTGCTGGACTGAAAGTCATGTCACTTTGCCCACAACATCCCCTCTTACCGGCAGTATTTCAACTTCGGCCGCTAATTTGCGAGTTGCTGACATCTTGCCCAATAACAACCCTTTGCATTACATCAGTTATCTCTACCGGTTTTACCGAGGGGGGAAAAGATACAAAATGCAAACTGGATTCTGGTCTCAGCCAGGTCAATCGAGTCCAAATGTCTACTCAGATATATCCCAGGGTAGCAATTGGCTCCAAACTAACAGAGTTCCTCTTGTCGTTTCCCGAGATTTACAATCCACAAACAACGGATTTGTGAATCTTTACAATCCAAGCACCAGGATACCCACAGATGGGAGTGGCAAATTCCAGCACCAAGTGTACTCAGATTTGAGAGGCGTGGTCGAATGGGAAATGCCATATTACAGCAGAATTCCCATTTCTCTGGTTGCTGAAGGTTTAGTACCGACTAATGAAGGACCCCTCATTGAGAGAAACAAGTTTATTGTGCATAGGGGTTTGACAGAAGAGGACAACAGAACACCGAATTGGATGTCTTTCCAAGGTCCCGCCCCCTATGATGATTTGGCGAGCCCAATTGCATTTGGATGGAACAAACATTTCATTGGCAGCTATAAACTGTTTGAAGCTGCCGCGGACGATTTCTCGTTCGCGTTTTTAACAGGCGCACCGACGTGCCGACTGGCCTAAGAAAGGGCCAAGTCACCACGTTGTTGTAAGAAAACCACATGGGTGGTCCCTATAGATGACAACTATAGGCCCCACACAGGAATCTTTATTCCGAACCACCCATGGGGTGGATGTAGGTATTTAGATTATGATTGTGTGAGGGTTCAGCCCTTGTGAAGTTTTAATGTGAAGTAAAATGTCAACCAAGTATAAATTCTCTTGGCACAACGTG